TATCTAGGCGGATCCCATTCCTTATTGTTTATGTAATTATTCCAGAGCTTATCAAGCATCGCGCAGACATATTCCTTGTCAAATAGAGCGAGTATATTACTATATAATTCGTCGTCGCTCGTTTTAATATAATTCCATATAATCATAAAAATATCGTCCTTGTTATCATTATTATCATTTACAGCGATAATTTCCTTAATTTTCTCGTAGATACTGTCCTTGTTTTTAATACTTAGTTTATTTAAATTACCTATCAAACACCTTTTCAGCTCGGATTTCTTCGTAAAGTCAGGTATTATGATGTGAAATCTTGATTTAACCTTCGGCTTATTATACTTCTCTTTATTATTATATATTTTTTTAGCCCATATCATTTTGGGGTCATAATAAGAGTTGAAACACGAATATGTATTTTTAATATCCACGGCTTTATCCAAAATATTGCGCGGTATATCTATGGAATTATATATATCTCTAAATTGTTCTATACTAATCTTGATGATTTGTTCGTCCATTATAATTAGTTATTATAAATAATCTTATATATTGATTACATAACATAATTATAATATTCGATATATCACAGTATCTAATAAAAATAAATTATCACATCAAAATATATAATTATAATATTATAAGTTCACTTGCGCGTTTTTGTATTATCTTGATTCCCTCTTCTATTACGTAAACCATATGGATTTGAAGAAGGCGATGATGCTCTTGACGCAGACGAGGATTTTGACGAAGATGCTCTTCTTGTCGCGATAAGTTTTTCATTTATACTCCTATAAATGGCTGCAGCTTCATTCTTCATCTTTTCAATATCAGAGAGCAATTCGCGTTGATTTTTTTTATTGATTCCGATAAATCGGACGATCCTGGCCTACGACCCCGGGCGGGGTTGGAAATCAAGTCCATACCAAGATTATAATGTTCATTTTACTTTTATTTAATACGCTTCTCAATGTCTTTAACTTTCTTATCCATCTTTTCAATATCAGAGATTAAACTACTCATATTCTAATATACATAAGGCAAAAACAATAATAGTTAATAAAGTATTAATGACACATGAGATAATTAATAGATTAGAGGAGCTATATTCAAACTATCTTGTATATAGAACTATAATTGTGTGCTACGAACTCGTCTCCTTATATTGCCCTCAGTGTCCGCACGTCTCCTTGAAAAAGGCGGGGAGGGTGGTCTCGCAGGTTCGAATCGTATTGTTGGCGGTGGCGAGTAATTATCTGGCGGAAAAATTTTTTTTTCATTTAAATCGGCAGCGCTGAGTCTAAAAACTTCTCTTCGTGAGGCAGCGCTGAGTTGTGAATATTCTTTATAAAACCTATCTTTTTCATTTGAATCCCTAAACTTATTAGACCGCAGCATTTGTGCATAATTTATTAAATTAGCTTTTTTATTTAACTCAGCTCTTCTTTTTTCTATTCTTGCTTCTCTTGCTCTTGCTTCTGCTTCTGCTGTTGCCGCAGACAAGGATGCACTTGTCGCGGGCGAGGATGCTCTTCTTGCCGCTGCAGACAAGGATGCACTTGCCGCAGACAAGGATGCACTTGCAGCAGACAAGGATGCACTTGGTGCGGGCGAGGATGCACTTTCCATATTCAATAATATTACTGTTTTATGAATTAAATCAAGTGTTTTTTTTAATTCATTACTGTTCTTAAAAATATCAATATTTTTTTTTTTTTCAATAATATATTTTTTATCGCGGCGGTAATTGTCGGTATTGCGGTCACTCATCTAATATATTGTAAGATTTTTTTTAAAATTGTTTTGTGTATAATATTACATAAGGCAAAAACAATAATAATTAATAAAGTATTAATGACATATGAGATAATTAATAGATTAGATGAGCTATATTCAAGCTATCTTGTATATAGAACTATAATTGTATGCGATGATAACAAAGACGATAAGTATGTCAATATACTTAGAGATAATAATTATGATAGCTATGTGTTAAAAGAGTATGACACTGCGGTAGATTATGATTCTCTGGATGTAAGGATATTTTTAATAGAAAAAAAGCATTTTATCAAGTTTATTAAGGGCTATATTGATAACAAAATTAGGGCTAATATTGATATAGATAGATATGGAGCGTATTTTTATAATTCAATAATAATACAGTTTGATAATAATGAATATGATATCGTGGAAGAAACTGAGAGAATTAAGAGAGAGTATAAAGAAATATCTAATAATTATGATATTATTATCTAATAATAATTTAGAGGATTATACTATTAGAATATTAATATGGCGGCAAAAAAGAGTTTTTTCGGAAGCGATATATTTATTATGATTTCAATAATATTATTTTTATTATTGGCAATTGCCGTTTTATTCGCATATAATAAAAATAAAATAATGGAGACTTTCATGGGCGAATCTGCTGATAAAAAATATAGAATGGAGTATTATTATATGGAAGGTTGTGGACACTGTGATGATTTTAGTAAATCCGGAGTATGGGAGAAGCTTAGTCGAGAATACGGAAATAAATTAGAGTTTAAAAAGTATAATATGAAGGATTGCAAGGACAGAATAGATAAATATAAAATCTCTGGATATCCTACTATTATTATAGTAGATATGACAGATTCTGAGAAAAAGGAAGAAGAATACAATGATGACAGAAGATACGAGAAAATGAAGGTATTTGTAGGAAAATATGCGAATATGAATATCTGAGCATTTGTAAAATAAGTATATAAGCCTATTAATAAAACTTAATAATAATAAAGGGTATAAATAAAAATGGGTGGCGGGTTGATGCAATTAGTTTTAAAGGGTAATATGAGCGAATATATTACCTTACAGCCTCATATTAATTATTATAAATATGTTCTCAAAAAACATACTAATTTTTCTATGGAAACTATTGTTATTACTTCTACTGGTGATAGCAATATTGGTTTTAAGCCATCAACTTCTGAGTTGCGTATTAATTTTAAAATAAAGCGTTATGCTGATTTATTATCAGGCTTGTTTTTGACATTCAAAATACCTGATATATACTCGGACGATGTATATAAGTTCAGGTGGGTAAATAATTTGGGCTTTAATTATATTAAGGAGGCGCGACTAAAAATAGGGGTAGTTAATATAGAGACGTTATATGGAGAATGGATGAATATATGGAATGAACTCACTAGCAAAGATAACACAGAATATAATAAGTTAATAGGAAATATAGATGAATATACGGCTCCTTTCAATTTTGTTCCAAAATACAGGGTGTTAAATAACAGGCTTTATAATGTTACCTATCCTGTATCAGTTTTTACAAAAACGCCTGAAAATCCAAGTATCAAAAAGAGAAAAATACAGGTTCCTCTCAATTTCTGGTTTACTAAGAATCCTTCTCTGGCCCTTCCATTATTAAAATTAGAGAATAACGAAGTTGAATTAGATATTTATATTAATGATAATGCATTTGAGGGATTATATCAGGTATGGAGTAATATGTTGAATACTTATGTGAGTCCGTTTATGTATAATGCAACACATAGTCCTACGATACCTATATCGATTGCTACATTTGTAAAGCCGAGCGATGTAAACTTTGATGTTAATAATGAGTTATTATGTACCTATGTATATTTAGATAGTACTGAAAGAAGCAGCTTGTTATTGAATACTAATCAAATTAATTATATTATTAACACAGTTAAGAAAACACAGGCGATAGCATTGAATGATAATCATACGCTCATAGATATAACAAATGCGAATCATCACATCAAGGAGATTATATGGATTACACGAAGGAGTGATTCTATAAGAAACTTCAATAATTATACAAATTACACAGGGTCTCATGAATATAGTGAAGGGCTTGGGATATTAGATAGAGCATCAATATTATGGAATAGAGAAATAACACGGGCTGATTATGATGCGGCTTATTATAATCAAATAGAGCCTCATAAATATCATACAAATATACCAAGAACAGGAATATACTGTTATTCATTTGCTTTATTTCCCGAAAAACAGATTAGCTCGGGCTCTTATGATAATACACAAATTACAACATCATTATCGGTGAATGTAAATCCGGAGGTAAAAGATGATAGCAAATATACATATATTACTAAATCATATAATGATATATTAAATAGGGTCTATCCGGTCAATTTTGAAATAACTATATATGTGATGGAAATAAATGTTCTAACAGTTATTAATGGCGGTGCTGGATTAAAGTTCAGCTAAATCACATCAGCTTGTATGTTATCAATTATTTTTATATTCTTTTATATAATTAAAGCATCATGGATTTATTTGTTTTAATAATAATAATTGTATTTGTATTTATAATAAAGTATTTAATAGATACTATTAACTCTCTCAACGGAGAGATAAGAGAGATAAAGGAAAAATGTATAATAGGAAGTAAAGCAGTCGGAGCAGGAGATGCAAGTGATGGAGGAAAAGGGATAACATTTACAAAAAACACCGAAAAACCTTCTGATAATGTTAATAAAGAATTAATAAAAAGTCTAGTATATTTTAAGGACTACTTTGATAATAACAGCTAGGTAATTGTGTCTCGTGCAAAAGTATATAAATAGATATAAAAAATATAAGCGTTTATAATTAAATGCCGAGAAAAAGTAAAAACAGTGATGTTAAATCTACAATAGATAAGAAGAAAGGCTTAATGAATACTATTGTAAAAGATGTGGTACTTGTAGAAAACGAGGATATTATATTACAGTTGCCTATATCTGACAATGATATAAATAAAATAAGTATTACTGAAAAATTATTAGAAGCTCCTACGCCATACGAGCCTAATTGCTGTTATATAAATGAGACTAATTTTTATAATACAATTCAAGACAATTTGATTAATGAAGATAATTGCAAAAATACTAACATAGATTATAATGATAATATTATTAAATCATCAAATAATTGCTATTGGTGTTGCCATTCTATTAAAGATAGGATTTACGGTATGCCTTATAAATATAATATTACTACAAATACTTATATATTGTTTGGGAACTTTTGTTCTCTGGAATGCGCCAATGCATATAACTTCTCTTCGCATTGCGGGAGTGATAAAGTATGGGAGATAAATAGCTTGATACAAATGTTGAGCAAACATTTTGGGTGTACACGTCCCATACGTCCCGCACCTTCAAGATTTTTACTAGATATCTTTAACGGGCCTATGAATATTGATGATTTTCGAAAGGGTCATCATACGAATGAAAAAACTCATCTATTAAATCTGCCACCTATGATAGCCACTACTTACAATTATGAAATTGTAAATACATCTTATCTCAAAAACATTACAGATAATATGAATAATAAAATTGAGGTAAAGAAAAACAAAAAATGATATAAGAACATTAATACAATAAATATTGTGAATTACCCAAATTGCTATTAAGAATGACGAGTCTTGATAATAAATGCTGTGTTTCTGTTGATACGACAGCTACGTTGGCCAAGGCATCTGCTACCGATTATATATACTTTTCGCATTACAGAGTTTCTACCATAACTTGTAATGCAAATATTGGCGAAGATATTAATTTAAACTTGAAAATGTTGTTTGAAAATATTGTAATAATTGATAAGGATGATACAGAAGGGATTGTATGGGCGCAATATATGAAGGATGGCGAAGATTTAAATCGCGGGACATATCCTAAGAAAAGGAGAAACAGTAAGAAAAATAAAATGAAGAAGAATAGGTTTGATAACCAGGTTACTATTATATATAAGAACGAGAAATATATGCCTAATGTGAAAATATTTAAGAACGGTAATATTCAAATAACAGGAATAAAGGTTGTTGAGGATACTGTTAAAATTGTTAACCATATTATTGCGAATATCAAGAATATCTATTATGATATTAGTAAGGACATTATAAATAACCGTGATGATGATTATGAATTGAAATTGAAATATCAGAACTTTAAAATCAGAATGATTAACTCGGATTTCAAGGTTTATTGCGACAATTCTCTCGCGGTTCCATTCGGTTTAAAGAGACGTGAGATACATAATATATTTATTAGCGATCTATATAATAATAAGTGTTCATTTCAGCCCGGAATATATCAAGGGGTTAAGTTAGAATATTTCTGGAATAAATGCAATGAAAAAAAGAATGGTATTTGTTATTGCCCTAAGAAATGCTATGGAAAAGGAAAGGGAGAAAAGGTAGGAGATTGTAAAAAGGTTACTGGGGCATTATTTGAGAGCGGTAGCATCTTAATTACAGGCGGTGTATCATTTGAGCAAGTTGATGAGGTATATAAGTATATCTGTACTTTCTTGATTAAACACAGGGATACTATTAAGAAAATCCAACCAACAAACCTTGTTGTTCAAGATATTGCGACATGAACATCGTAGACTTTGTAGACTTTATCTTATATCTGTTGTATGGCAGCTGAAATTGTAGTTGACATCACAGTCAGCTGATGTATATTTTTTATATTTATCGGTATTTATGCTATTATTTCCCGGTCTATTATATGAGGGTATGTGATGGCTTGCGTAAAAATGCGAAGCATACACTGCGGCATCAGGTTCAGCAGGAGGCATTTTATAACTATTACCCCAGGGTTTTTTGTCAAATAAGACATCGCCAGTATATAACCCTGCATTTTTTGGCAGAGGAGGGACGGGAACATTATGGCTATAATCTAATTCGGCATATTCTAATTCTTTTTTCATTATTCTATATATAAAATAGATATTATTATATAAAGATAAAATTAATAAATAATTTAAAATAGTATGAGTACTGAAAGAAAAAGGAGAAAGGTTGCTGATTTTGTAAAAGATGGTATGGAAACTGCTGATATACGAGCTATGGTTCAAGATATTGTATTGTATACGACAGAAAACAAGACTAAATATTCTTCTCACGAGGAGCTATTGAATGAAATGAAAAAATCAATAGAAGGAATCTTGTTTTTTGAAGAAAGATATCCCATGTTATATGCGATGGTTACAAAAGAAGAAGGGTTTGAATATAGTAGCCTTGAATATTTTTTAGATATGCGAGAGAAAATCGTAAATAACAAATTAACATCAGAACAGGCTTCAAAAGTAGTAGGTCAAGTATGGTTTGATAAGTACTATAAAAACCCGGATGGCAAAAAATAGCTTATTAATCCGATGTGGGATCTAAAACTAAATCAATCAATGCATTTATTTTTCTAGCTTTTTCCATATATATAACAGGCTACTAATACAATCTGAAAGCTTCTATATTATAGATATTACATAAAATACCTGAGCATTTATTGAGACACTGGAATATTACTATTTTTTCATTTTATAATTTGAGTACATCTTTCTGTTTTTTCTAAAGTTTTAAAAGTTTTTTGGAAATTACAAAATAAATCAAGAGATGTACTCAATTTTTAATTTTCAATTTTTAGAAATATATGGTTGCTTTTACAGACATCATAACGGTTGTATATAATAATCAAGACACATATAATATGGAAAACATAGGGATAAATTTGTTACATTTTGAGATTATTAAAATAAAAATTGACACTAAAATCTATTTAAATTATTACTATCACAGTCAAAGCAAGTCAAAGCAAGTCAAAGCAAGTCAAAGCAAGTTACCGAACAGCCTATCAAACTTCAAAAGTCTTTCCGAGTTTTATCCAGAAACTCTTTCAGAAGAATGTCCGTTGCCGTTGCAGCCGCTCAGACTATCGGAATGGCCTTCAAGGAGTATATGAAGAATATTTCCGACGAGATTAGCACATCTAAGGATTTGGACGAGCATTTCGCTCAGTTCAAGAAGGATTTCAAGGAGAAGAAGAAGAATATCAAGATTGAGATTGCCGAAAAGAAGAAGGATGACAAGAAGAAGAAGAGGAACAATCTGGATGAGGATGGCAACGAGAAGCCTAAGAGGCCTCTTACCAAGTATCAGCAGTATATCAGGGACAATCAGCAAAGGATTCGCGATGAGTTTCCCGACCTTTCAAATACCGAAAGGTTCTCTAAGCTTGCCGAAGAGTGGAAGGCTTACAAAGCCACTCTCGCCAAAGCGGTTGATGACTACGATGAAGAAGAAACAGATTATTATGTTGTCGAACCCGAGGAACCCGAGGAACCTGTTACAGAAGCTGTCGACGAGGTAGTTGTTGAAGAAGATGAGAAGGCTGAGAAGGCTGAGAAGGCTAAGAAGGCCAAGAAGGCTAAGAAGGCTGTTACGACCGACAAGAAGAAAAAGGACGAGGATTCTGAGTAAATAAAGAGAAAAGTATAAAGGGTGTTTGAGATTAGGATTAGGATATATATTTTTTATTTTTTCTTGTCACCTTCTTATTATATAAATATCTAAATAATTATATAGATGATTATAGAGTTATTTATTAGCTCAGTAATAATAGGTGCTATTATTGGATTGATAGGTATTGGTGGTGGCATATTGTTGCTACCTGTATTAGTTTATTATGATTTTTCGTTCCAGCAAGCTGTTGCGATATCTCTTTTCTTAAATACGATACCTAATGCATTGCCTGGATTATATCTATATTATCAGAATGGATTTTTTGATTTTAATGCTGCTATTATAGTAGCTGCTGGAAGTATCATTGGTGGAATTGTAGGAGCTTACATTGGTGCAAATAATTATATAGACGACAGGACATTATATAGAATATATACAGCATTTCTAGTAATTACAGCTATATATATGTACTGCTATTATTGTTAGGTATTAGATTATTACTTATTTTCTTTACAATGTATTTTGTATCATATATATAGAAGGAAGTATTTAAAATGTGTCATTCTAAATTGAAAAAAAGTAAAAAGAAAGGAGGGTATAATATAGATGATGATAATGTTAATAATAGAATTAAAACAGAAAATATAACACCAGCTATTGATAAGTACGGATATTTAATTTGGAAACATATTAATATTGGTACAATTGTTATTACACCTGATAATGGATGTATTTGGAAAATAGTTAAATATACCGTAAATACTAGTGTAGAAGGTACACAATATTATTTATTTACTCTTAAATGTATTATAGGTTGCATAGTAAATGCAGAAATAATAACAACATCATATGATTTTCGTGTATTAGTAGTATTTAAACAAAACGAAAAATCTTACAATTTGGGATTAATAACGGGTTATAATCATAGTGAAATATCATTTAATGTTACAACAAAAGATGATGATAATAACATATATAACTGGTCTTTCAATAATACTGAGACAGTAAAATCTAATATAATAGGAGTTATAAAAAGTGATGACCTAATTAATAATCTAGTAATGCAAGATGGATTATCAGAATTACATAGAAAATATTTAGCTATGAAAGATATGAAAGCAGGGAAAGAGCTTATAAACTTGAGAACAATTTATAATAATAATTTTCAGTCGTCGAATATTAGTTCATATGCTGATATTGCTAAACAAAAGGGTTTAGGAATTAATTTTGGTCGTCCATTATTTATAGGATCCCTTGGTGCTATCGGCAACCAGAGTGCTTTTGGCCCTCCACAGAGTACAGCTTTTAGCCCTCCAAGTGCTGCTTTTGGCTCTCCAAGTGCCGCTTTTGGCTCTCCAAGTGCCGCTTTTGGCTCTCCAAGTGCTGCTTTTGGCTCTCCACGTGCCGCTTTTGGCTCTCCAAGTGCCGCTTTTGGCTCTCCACGTGCCGCTTTTGCCCCTGATAATGACGTAAAAATGGCAAATATGATATTAAATATATATCTTGAATTATTGGCAAATGAAGCAATATATGATGCTATATTATCAGATAATAAAGCTGGCAACATAACAAAACGAAACATTATAATTGAAACTTTAAAAGAAAATTTAAAATTTAAAGCTAATAGCAATAAAATTTTAACAAAAGAATATTATAATACAAAAGTATCGGATATATCAAGATTATCAAAAATATTATTTTATCTTTTTGATATCACTGATATCAATGAAGCAATAGAAAAAATTATACATTTGGAAGATACAATAATACCTGCACTTGATGATCTTAGAAAAAAGGGGGGGTTTATTCTATTTCTAACTGTAAAACGAGTATACGAATTAGATGATAATATATATAAATCTGATGATTTTTTTGATGGATATAATATGTTAAATCGTTTGTTTCTTTCATTAAAAAAATTAAATGAAAGTCGTCCTCGTGGAAGTCCTCCTTTAAGATTTGGTCCAGAGGGTGGCGGTTTGCCCTTATATAAAAATATAGGCAATAAGGAAATTTTAGGAAAAAATAGAATTATATTTAAAACGGCGGGTTCAAATAAAGAATATATCAAAAACAAAGGGATGTTTATTCTAGTATCAGAGTATAAAAAGCAACAAAAGCATAAATGATACAGTAATAATATTATGCTAAAAATTATGAATATATTCTAAAATATAAGCAGGGGTAGTTTAATATTCCCAATTATTGATAATTTACAACAATCTATTTTATTTTTTTAACATCCTTACTTATAATTTTTTTATATTTTGCTAATGATATAAATACCCCCTTTACTTTAACATATTCTGCACCGCGTTTCCCGGTATATATTACCATTTTTCTTTTACCATTCATAAACCTCTTTTCAGATTTCTTATATTTCTTACTTATTCCTCCGACCTGTTGTTGTTGTTCGTCTGTGTTTTTTGAATATTTTAATAATTGAAAATTTTGACTACACGCACCATAATATGTTTTATTATCATCGCTAGAATGTTCATCGCTAGAATGTAAAATAATTTCTGGTTCTATGTGATTATTTTCAAAGTCTTTTGTTTTGTACTTTTTAAACATTATACCATAATCGTCTAATGAAATATCATATTGAGGTATCATAATATCCATTTTATTTATCATAGTGCCGGTTAACGATGATTCGCTTTCTATATTTGTAAGTAGAGATATATCTTGTTTTGCAATTGTTTTTCCAATAAACTTATGACTATCATGCGTTATACTAAGATAAGCGTAAGATTCAAGGTTTGATATACCACGAGGGTTTTCGGCTTTTGATATATCCAAATCAATATGATATGTCGTTCTTCCATCATTAGTTACTTTGCTAAAGCTCGGTAATAATCCAGCTGGTTGATGACCAAATATATTATATATTTTTGTATATTTATTAAAATCAGAGTCTAAAAAAATTGGGGAATCTTTGTATTTTAAAGGTCCCTTTTCACTTAAACTATTTATTGTAACAATGGGTGAAAACTTTGATGAATGCGTGTGCAAAATCTTTTTGTCCTTCCAACTATCACAATAAGCCAAACAAGCAGCTGTCATAGCTATATATTTTTTTAAGTCTTCTTTAAATATGAATAATGGAATAGTTAAATCACCATTATTATATGAGTTAAACTTCTTTAAAAAATCGGTTAACTCTGAGTTCAAAAAAGCTATATTTTCAATTTTTATATTCGGATCATCATTTCTTCCTATATTGCGAGGTATTATAAACCTACCCGTATCATCATCATACTCTATACCATTATGGGCTGCAATAATCAATTTTTGATCAATATTAATCGACGTATTTGAGTTCAAAAAATTAAAGATTTCTATATTATATTCATTAGATGAATTGCCATAATCTCTTCCTATATTGCGAGGTATTATAAACCTTTTATTATCCTCATCATACGGTATACCAGAATGGGCTGCAATAATCAATTTATCATTAATAGTAATATTTGACATAATATGGCATTTTTGTAAATATCTTATGTATAAGCCATTATAATCTTTAAAGGCATCAGGAATATTATCAGGAATATTATCAGGAATATTATCACTTACAACATTATATTTAGCTGTATTTCCAATTCCGTATTTCCAGTCTACACCCATTATAATATTCATCGTAATTATAAATAAATGTATATAATCATCATAAAATTTTTTCTTATCAGGGTACTTATTATTACTGTTAATATTTTCATAAATCTTAAATAATACTTCGAACTCTTCTTTAAAAAATTCCACCTGATTTGGAGCTCCAAAAGTGTCACTATATATGTAGTTAACTCTTTCTTTTAAACCATCTGGATATGTACCTTCAAATTTTGTTTCACTCCCAGCTTTCGCCCATATACCTTTTAGAGCTATATATTCTTCATTTTGTTTTGCAGAAAATCTAAAGTTAAAATACATGTCCCTGCGAATAAACGCGCCTGCGGGAGTTTTCATATCATACTCATCAATAATAACTTTAAAAAATTCCCAGGCCTTTAATTTTTTATAAGCTTCTTTTCTCATTAGCGTTTCTATATAATCGACAGAAAACTCACGATAACACCTTATCTTATTTAAATCTCTATTACCGCATGTTAATATAACACGATCACTATATGTTTCTTTTAAATTGAGCATATATTTTAAATTACGAATAGACTTCGCCCCGCGGTCTAGTAAGTCTCCTGTAAAAACTATTGCGCGATTACTATTATTAGTATTAGCAAGGTCAGTTAAGTTAATAATTTCATCTGGCATATTACCTTCTAAATCTGCAAAAAAGTTAATTTCAAAATTATCATCAAAATGATATATTCCATCATTTATACCAAGTTCACCTCCCTTCTTTTTACAATCTTTTCTACCGCAACCTCTACAATCTTTTTTACCACAACTTTTACAACCTTTTCTACCTATATTTTTAGTCATAATTTTAATATTATACTTCTAATATATATAATATATAATATATAATATATATTATTAAAAAATAATCCCATAAATCATATTACAACATTTTTAAATTAAGTCCGATTATGTGATACAAACATATAAAAGATGTTGTGTTGTGTAATGTGTATAATTTAGGTTTTTTATCATTTTAACATCGTAATTTTTATAAAAATTGATATAAGCAATTAAATATATATATTTTTTAACAAAGTATTATTATGAGCAGTGATATGCCATTGTCCAATGTCCCCCCTACTAATCTCACTCAATTAATTGAAAAAACGTACAGTAATTACGATGGCAATACTAATTATGCAAATACTCTTATTAATACGCTGAAAAAATATCATTTCTGGCCTAATATCAAGGTTAAGAAGTTCAAAAATAACGATGATATTGTTCTTCTTCATACTAATTACAAGATGAGTGATATTTGCGAATATAAGGAGCTTTATGAGCAATGTAGGAGTATCGTATTGGACTTTACACTATCGTGTAATAATAATGTTGTAGTTACCTATGCCAATTCTATTCCGCGAAGAATCGGATATGAGGAATATATTTCGGCAAATTATAGTGACACTGACAAATGTTATGAGGCTTATGATGGTACTATTATTACTGTATATAATTATAAAAATCAGTGGTATTTCGGGACATCAAGTTGTCCTGACGCGAATAGTTCAAAGTTCTCGCATCCTACGAAATCGCACGGCAAGATGTTTGACGAGGTACTATACGGATTTTATAGTAAATCTCCTGAAACCGCTGAAATGCTTTCGCGCATTCCGCCGGATGATGTCGGAGAGACTCTGCGGGCCATGTTCGCGTCCAATTTGAATCCTGAACACGCTTATGAGTTTGTATTGATTCATTATGATAACAAGCATATCATTGATTATACTGATGTTCTTGGGGAGAATTATAAGGAGCTTGTGCATATCAATACAAAAAACAGGGTTACACTGGAAGAATATGATATTAATCTATCGGCTATCCAAGAGCTCTTTAATTTGGGTGTAAAATATCCTGCTTATTTCGCAGACATCAATCAGGCCAATACATATATCAATGAGAATAAAAGTTATGGGTTGATTATCAAGAAAAAGGTGGATGGAGAGAACTTTTCGAGGCTATACAAGATATCTTCGATGTATATTAACTATCGCGAAGAGACTGACCCATGTCACCCTAATGTATGGATGAATATTCTTAGCGTCTATATGAAAAACAAGCAGAATTATACGATTAAGGATTACATTGCGACATATAACCCGAATATCCAGATTCCAATTGATAATAACGGAAGACATATTGACCCTACATATCTCGTACATACGATTATTTCAACTATCAAGGATAGCCTATACAGCTATTATAAATCAAGTACGACATATAACCCGACTTATAAGAGATACAAGATGAATAAGGAGATGGACAAGCAATTTGCACCAATTATTCAGTATCACTTGGCGCAGCTGAGAAATCTACAAATCACGACATTCAGCAAGAAGCTTATTACGTGCTCTAACATTTATTACTATTTGTGTCAATGTAATGATGTAAAAAATATCAAGACTCTTATTCAGTTCTTTGCAACGAATCCAATTAATGAAATGCAATCCCGGACATCAATGTGTTTCGCAATTATGAACACATTGATTTCATAGATGTCGGGGGTATTTGGGATGTCGAAAATATAAATTGTGAATATGAAAATATATATCTTTAATAATAGATAGAAGGATATATATGACGGACTATTTTTCCACACAGGGATGGGTGTATATTGTAGTTAGTATTATACTTACTATAATATCTCTTGCATTGAATGTGTATTTGGAAGGCCCTGGATTATATTTAATAGCGTATTTTGTATATCTGCTTGTAATATTATTGACAGCTTACAATATAACATGTTTAACAAAAGGCGAATGCTATGTGTGGAGCTGGATTGTTACAATACTATCAATAATACCTATGATACTTATGATAATCCTAATAGTATATATCATATTATATGAAAAAAATGCTAAGCTGTAATTTTATATTTATATATTTTTCTTTTTTTTCTTGTAATAAATTACTCTATTATTGTAATTAAATATTAAAATTTTGATAAAAAATAGCATATAATAATTATTACGCTGACACTTCTTTAATTACCAAAGTTTTATAAAGAACACTTGTGTTTTCTGCTTTAAGAAAAAATGACAACTGCGCAAAATGCCTTATCTGTTATTTTCAAGGAACGTATTAAGAATATGCCTGATGATATTGACGATAAGGGAATCTTTGAAGAATATTATAAAGTTTGATGGACATAAACAATATAGGGCGAGGGAAGAAGAATGCAGCATTATAGTGCATTGCTGTATATTATGTGTTTTATGTTTTCTTTATTTTTTCATTTGTAAAAATTGATATATAAGATAAAAATATAATAAACTATATATTAATAGAATGTTTTACAATTATAAGTTTGATTCGACCGACCCTTCAAATAATCACAGCTTTGATATTCACGATATTGACTTGGCTATTGTGAATGGTATGCGAAGGATTATTATGACGGATATTCCAAACTTAGGAGCAATTGGAGAAAAGCTGGAGAAGGAGGAGCCTACTGTTAGCGTCATTGCTAATACAGGAGCATTACATGATGAGTTTATTATACATCGCATTGGACTAATTCCTATTTGTATGACGGCAGATGAAATTGAAAACTACGAGGATAATTCGCTTGTCATTGAATTGAATGTTAATAATACTACGAATAAGAGTATTGATGTGCGAACCTCGGATTTTAAGGCAACTTTCAATGATGTAGAAATTACTGAGAAGAAATTGAGAGAGTTATTTCCACCGAACAAGGTATCAAAGCACAATATATTGATTACTAGACTGAGACCGGGAGAACACCTACATTTGAAGGCTAATATTGTAAAAAGAACTGGACGAGATAATGCTTCGTTTAACCCTGTTTCATTATCAAACTTTTCATATATCCAAGACCCTAAGGAAGCTAAGAAATACGAGAGCTTACTTGATAAAGAGAGGGCGTACTATATGAATGAATACGGTGACCCTACTAAGTTCAAGTTTGACATAGAGCATATTAATGTTAATATGGGACCTCGTTATTTAATCCCGAAATCGCTGGATATTGTTATAAACAAGTTAAATAATCTAATGACCGAATTGGTTAATATTAATACGACGGAAATAGTAAAAATACAGCAATTCCAAGATATTGCAGAGACATATGAGTTTATCATTGATAATGAAGATGATACGTTGGGAAATATTATACAATCCTATGTACATGACAATTATGTGAGGAACAAGAAAACTGTTAATAACATGGCTTGCAAGTTCATAGGCTATATTTGCCCACATCCTCTCAAATCTACAATGATTATAAGGATAACTCTTGATAATATTACTGATAAATATATGTTTATCGCATTTATGGATAAAGTATGCAAGGAAATTGTCAGTTATTTAGTTGATATTAAGACAAAATGGAATAAGTTTGCAATTGATAATAATGTAGCATAATTTATATTATTATATATTAAAAGAAAGGGAAAAATAATATGTCAATTAATATAAATCACAATGAGTATATTTTTGAGGATGAAGAATTGGAAGAAATAGAATATCTTGAAATAATGAGTATAGATGATATTATTAAAGACAATCCTTCATTTATAGCATTGTCCCGCAATGAAATAAAGAGCAGTTTATTTGAATTGTTCGCGAATAATAAGAAGGCAAATAATATAACAACTCTTTTTTACGATATAATAAATGATATAGATGGCAATCGTGGGAAATTGAAAAATTACGATAATTATGTTTTTGATGCCGAAGCAGAAAAGAATGATTATAGTGCTGATATTGTAGATAAGACAGAGGTTGCCAATTTTAACAATCTGAAAAAGAAGACTGTAATAAATCACGATATAGCGAAGGAAAAATATTTTTTTTGTATTAAATACAATAATGATTCGGATAAACTGCGCTTTAAGCCTGATGCCAATATAAATATAACGATAGAACCATGCGATAAGGATTTCCCAATATATTACCCCGTATTCCCAGCAGATGATGTGAATATTCCGATAATATCTGCTTATTACAAAATACCTAAGACTGTTATAAATGATTACCTGTATACTAAGATAACATCGCATTTAACGAGGACGAAAAATATCAATTATGTATCTTCGGAAAATTGCGAAAATGTCAGCGATTTAATAAAGGGCGTCAAGCCGGATATTAACAATATCATAGAGTATCTCAAAGATAGCTTTGAGCTAGATTATTATAATATAGAGAATGTCTTGAATAAGTTTGGTAAATCATTGGATTTTATTAACAAGGAAGATTTCGGCGTTTTATGCGATTATTTAGAGGATGTTATGGGACAATATAAAGAGAGAAAAAATGTATCGAGGCCTGTTAAAATTAAGAAGCCTGATATTATAAATAAAAAGTTAATTTTCTTTGATAAATTGAATACGAGTATACAGTTATTAAACTTGACAGACAAGGTAATAGATTTTTTGGACAAAAATAAGATGAGTTTGGAGGATTATCGTGAGAATAATATAATGACAGACAAGATAAAGCCGTTGGATTATTTAAGGACTTATGACATAGTTGAAGAAATTAGACATAGAGGGATTGGAAACTATGAAGATAATGAGGTAATATTGGAGATATTAGATATTATAAAGCATTCTTTGAAAAATAGCAATATCTTAGAGGCGATACAATCTATTGATGGTATCTTAAAAACGTATGAAAAGAAAGAGGTTATAGTAAGGAAATATGAAATAGCAAGAAGGGAGAATGAATATTCTAGAAATCATATATTTGACTACGATAAGGATGGTAAGCAATATTTAATATCATACCGAGAACACAAGGACATCAAAGATAGCCACTATAATGACAATAACGAAGGAATCCCAATGATAGAGTTTGAGACACATGACACCGGAGATACAGATGATAATGCGGTTGATGCAGAAACAGGAGAAGCCGGAGAAGATATAGGATATATTATAGGCTTTAATGAATTAACAAAGTATGATATAGAGAAATATATAACTAATATTAATTATAAAAATGAGGTTGGATTTGTAGATAGTTTGGCAAATATATTGAGTATCATGAATAATATAGGTAAATCTGCTAATATTGATTTTGATTATGATGCATTATGTAGCGAACTGTTCAAATATAATCGCAGTATCCCGAAAAGACGTGATATGTATATGAAGGCATTTAAAGATAATGACTTAGAAATGAGCGAGGATATACTAAATTATTTGGATAAATTATCACCCAAATCTATATTGATATTGATAAATAATAAGGATAAGCCATTTTCAGATATTGATGATATTACAGAGACGGTTATAGTATCTTATAATAAAATATGGTTAGAGGAGTTCAATGATATGTTTTTAAATGGCTTGGCATATTGTATAATAAACTTACAAGATAAGATATTAAATGATACAATATTTATAGATGTTGATTATTTGAATGGTAATTTCCTGAGTTATTGGGATAACTGTGGTTCGCCTCTTAATAAAAAAGAGGACCGTGGTGTTATGTCGTATATCATAGAGGTTACGGCAGATTATTTGATAAATAATAGCAATAATGAGTTTTTGATAGAAACTGATAATATGTTTAAAAGAACATATAAAGTTATTGAGAAATATTATTCGGAAAATCTGGAAAGAATGAAGAAGAAGGATGATATATGTCGGGAGAAAAAGAAGGAGCAGAAGGGAAAAATAGAAAGAGATAAATTATATGGCTTATATAAAAATAAGGAATGTGGGAAGGAACTCGGTTTATGTAGGGAGCAATATATGAAATCTTTGATATACATGCCAGACGTAAATTATGTAAAGATACACAAGTTTTTAAATGGTTGTTGTTTGAAGAAGTTGGATGATAGCTTTAATGAAGATATTGATTTAAAAAATGCAAATCGTCCAGAGTTAATAGCATTTAAGAAAAAATATGCTGAGAAAAAGATGACGAACAAGCCACGCAATTTAAGATTCATTCCCAAAAAGACATCTATTGCCGATACTGATACAGTCGAAATCGAAGAAATAGTAGAACGTATATATTTGGACGATTATATATATAATATGAATAATAATTCTAAGATAGTAAAAAGATGGCTGGATGTAATGAAAGGAAAGAATAATAGCATTTTTTCTGATAATATTATAAGAGATTTTGAGAATGGAAATATAAAATCTATTAAAAATAATATAATATCCAATGTTAATTTATTGACAAAAACATCAAAACATTCGGGGGATGAGTTTATTGACAATTTTAATAATGTTAGAAAGACAGGTAAGGGCGGTAAAGGCGGCAAAGAAGCATCTAATGATAAAATAAAATATCTTAATATAATTCGGGCAATTATAAAAACTCTCTACGGATATTTGCGAGCCGAGGATAATAACGAGGAAATCAAAGTATTGCTTGCCAATTCTATAAAAGATTTAAGGGATATTATAATAGACTTGAAGGAATTAAATAAAATATATAATGATGATATCGAGAATGAGATAGATATTATAAATAAATATATAGTTAGTAGGGCATTATGCTGTCCTTTTAATATTGATAATACTTTAAATGGAAGGATAATATCAGATATTATAAGCAGCCAATATATATACAAAATAACTGCCAGCGTATATGAAGATGTTTTTAAGATAATTAAAATAACATTCCCTACATTAGAGGAAAACATAGATTTTTTGAATAAACAGCGTGAGAAAAACAAGCAGGAAAAAATAAAGGCCTTCAATAAAATAACAGTAGAAGAGAATGCTCTAATAAAAGAACTCAAAAAAGCTGGATTTAAACAGGAAATACTCGAAGAGAAAAAGGACGATGAAGAAGACGAAAAATACGATAATCTGTTTGATAATGTTATTGAACCTGGCGAAAATAATGAGAATAATGAGTTCAATGATATATTCAATGATAATGTCGGAGCCGCAGGAGCCGCAAGACAAGAAATCAATGATGAAAATATGCTTATGACCTACGACAGAGAAGATGATGATGAAAACATGGAAACCGAAGAAATGGGCTTCTTATATAATTAAGTAAAGATATATATCTTCCTTTTTATATTTTTTTATTTTTTTCTTTTTATATTTTTATATTTTTTAATTTTATAATAATTTTATAATAATTATTGAGAAGCTATTTATAAAAATTGAGATATTTGTAATACCATTGCGATGTCTAAAAAAGACACTAGATTTTTAAAAAAGTTGAAAATTATAATTTGAGTACATCTCTTGATTTATTTTGTAATTTCTAAAAAACTTTTGAAACTTTTGAAAAAACAGAAAGATGTACTCAATTTTAAAATTGAAAAAATAATAATATTCCAGTGTCTCAATAAATGCTCTGAGTTTAAGTATTTTATACGATTTTTATATTACAAATATTTATAGTTTTACACTTTTACACTTATAGAGATTTAAGGCGCGCACTATAAATTAACCACAGAGAATATGCTAAACATAATCCGTACCCCAAAGCTTCAAGAGTCATTTAATAAGATATCAAGGGTATAAAGATATTTAAGTATTACTACACAGATGATTCATAAAGTTGTTATTATTGGTTCGGGTCCAGCAGCTCATACATCAGCTATATACTTATCAAGAGCAAACCTATTACCTTTAATGTTAGAAGGCGATTCAACGGGAGAAATTGTATCAGGCGGATTATTAACAACAACAAAAATTGTAGAGAATTTTCCGGGATTTCCAGAAGGCATTGATGGTTATGAACTAACAGAGCGATTCAAAGAACAAAGTTTAAAATTTGGAACAAAAATAGTTTCAGAATCTGCTATAAAAATTGAAAAATGCGAAGACAGTTTTTTTAATGTTTATACAAAAACAGCTATTTATAAAACAATGTCAATAATTGTAGCAACTGGCTCAACCCCAAAAAGGTTATATATTCCAGGTTATGATAATTTTTGGCATAAAGGTATTAGCACTTGTGCTGTTTGCGACGGAGGATTACCTTGTTATAGAAATGTACCTATAGCAGTAGTTGGTGGAGGAGATTCTGCCTGCGAAGAGGCTCTCCATTTGGCACATACGGCATCTAAAGTATTCTTAATTCACCGAAGAGATAAACTAAGGGCAAGTAAAATTATGCAAGATAGAGTTTTTACAAATCCTAAAATTGAAGTAATATGGGATTCGGAAATTGAAGAAATAAAAGGGGATAAAATTGTTGAAACACTAATAATTAAAAATGTTTTTGATAATAATATATCCACGCTGAATGTTCGCGGTCTATTTGTAGCATTAGGACATAAACCAAATTCTAATTTTATTAATAATATTGTAAATACAGATACAAATGGATATATAATAACAAATGAAAAGAAAGAAACAAGTCAGAAAGGTATTTGGGCTATAGGAGATGTCCAAGATCCTCATTACAGACAAGCAATCACAGCAGCAGCATCTGGGTGTATAGCCGCTCTTGAAGTTGAAAGATGGCTTAATTAAAATTCATAAATAAACCTGTTTTTGTATAATACAATATATTGGAAAGAATATGATATATTTTTTTATACATTTTCGCCAGCACCGAATATTTTAGTATCGGCGCCAGTCGCCGTCGTTGTAGTTAAATCGTTTTTTGGTGGGGCAGTTGATATATTAACAAGGGATGCTCCTTGAGCTACTTGCTGAGCTTCTTGTGCTAATTGCGCCATTTGTGCTCCTTTTCTGCTTCCGCTGAGTCTTTTGGCGACATTAGTATTGCCTATGATGCCATTTAATTGAATGGGTATATGTCTCTCGGCATCAGAGAAACATTTGGCGACTTCTATTTTATATTTTACAGGTATCTCTTCAAACGAGCAATCCTGTATTAAATTGTCATATTTTAGTGATAAGATATTGTAGGTTTCTTTTGAGACAGCCCCATCGCACGCTTCTATTTCTTGGGACAGAAGCATAAATTGCTGGGATAATTTTTTAAATATTTCAAACTTTTCGCTGGCCTTTATGCTGTTTGTAAGAGACATTATAAGGACACTCACGGCATTTACGATAATATTCGGGATCTTGATAGCATTTGCGTCCTCGCTGATACTGTTTATAATACACATAGTTGAACTGGTTAATACGAGAGGTATATTAAAGCAGAACTTGACAAAACTCCAGTGAGACGATGCCTTCGTACATAATAGTGTCATAGACTCGCATTTATCCAACAATTTATCAATATTGTGCATTATTTTTTCGGTTATTCTTAGTTTATCTAATAATATAATATTTTTTTATTTGAATTATTATATTAGATAAGCGTATGAATATAGAAGTTAAAACGAACGACTGGGTTCTTCCAAATAGAGTTGGTTATAACAAAAAAATGTATGATATATTTCATCCTTCAAAATATCACAAAAAGACTACGGCAGCCACAGCGAAAGCAGCGAAAGCGTCTTGTGAATGTACAAAAGATTCGTGTGAATTAGATGTATCTAAAGTGTCTCTTTTTCCGCAGCAAAGGATTGTCAAGGATTATATGCAATTTGACAGTCCTTACAGAGGCATCCTGTTA